CAGTTCATCGTCTTCATCCCAGTTGCGACGAATGGAAAGAACCTTGCGTGAACCCCTATCAATCGTCACGACATAGGGAAGGGCAATGCCTGTAGGCTCACCGTCCTTCTCGTCTTCAAAGCCAGTCAGGTCCCAATCGGCATGAATCTCAAGAAGCGTGTGCCGATCGTCGTTCTGGTAGGACGGAGAGTCACCCGTTAGGTCATCATACTTCTCTTGGATATCTCCAACGGAGTCATAACTATCTTGGAGATCTACATCTAGGTAGAACCCGGATACCTGAAGCTTGCGTACCTCGTTCTTCGTCTTTCGCATTACATGCGAAATCCGATCTGCCATCTCCAGCGAAGGAGCGCCGTAGGAAACTACCAAGTCCTCGGCAGGTACAAACATCGAACAGGGTCTTCCCAGATTGGGATCCCAGTACACCTTGCGGAAGGCACTCCCTGCCAAGGGCAGGTTGAAGAGCATCTTCTCGGTCTCGCTCCGATACTCCTGCATGTCTTCCGTCAGGAGGTAATTCATGTACTCCCGAACTCGAATGGCCTGCTTCTCCCTATCCTCGTCAATCCTTCCAATGATCTTGGTCTTTACGGGACCGCCGTTGGGAAAGATCTCACTGATCGTTTGCGACTGGAAACGAACCACCGCTTCCGTCAGCACGGGGTGAACCACTCCGCATGCCCCGGGCCATGGGGTGGTGCGATCTTCGATCTTTAGTCCAAGCTGATCCAGCCCCTTGATGTAGGTTCGTTCCCAATCTTGGCGAGAGTTCTTGTCTGACATGTAGTAGCCAACAAGCTCACTCGCCATTTCATTCAGGCATTTGTCGTCGCAGTACTCCGCGAGGTTCGCGTCGAAGGGAATATCCGTGGGGATGTCAAGATCGCTTGCATCGTTAAAGTCGATGAGCATGCCGCCAACTTCATCCGTAAGACTATCGTCACCAAATGAAACCTCGATGGGAGCCTCGGACTCCTCAAGAAGGGAACGGGCGATAGGGCTCATGGGACGTTCAATTGCCATGCTTGGAAGCCTCGCATTCAGCCCGGTGGGCTTTCTTTCCTAGTAGTAGCTAACCGCTTCGCGCGGCGTGAAGTCATCGTCTTCATCTGTTTTCAGGGGAAGGAATCCTCCCTGCCTGAAACGGATCAATGCCTGCGTCGAAGAATCCACCAAGTCATCATGTGCCGCGGCTCCGGGGAAGCCGGCGAACTGTTCAATCACTTCCTCTGCGAATCTCTTGCGCGGCACCCAGACAATTCCAGAGGAGAACATGTCGGCTACGGCATTCACCCGGGCCACCTTGTCATTGCCGCGGGAGGGGCTGTACTCCGATACGGGTATCCCCATGGCTCTCAGTTCAAAGATCAGTGGGCTACCCGCGGCTTTCGCCTCCACGATGAATGCATCGGGCTTCCATTGTTGGTACTCGTCGTAAGCACGCTTCTTGAGTTCTGGAAACTCCATTCGTTTCTGGAATGCATTGAGGAGGATGATGTTCGTACCCACCTCACCGGCTGCGCCGGACTCATGTGTGAACACACCCCATGTCGTGCAGGCTGAGTAGTCAGCCCGTTGCGTTTTGAGAAACGCTGTGTCCCATGACTGGATGATGAATTCGCACGGCGGGGGATCGCTTCGATCCCACGTTCTCCACCAGTCCCTCTTGATGATCGCCGCCTCGTCTGCCGTCGGATCTTGCTGGTATTGGGCAGACCATTTCGCAGCGGGGATCGCAGCCCGAATCTTCTCTAGCTCATCGATGGGCCAGTACTCGGGCCAAAGAGGGTTACCCGAATCGGGAAGAATTGCGGGGAACTCAATCACTTCCCACTCATCACTCCCGTGTCGGTCAGCCATTGCTTGAATGAGTTGACCCGTCAGGTCCCTCTGGGACCAACGAGTCATCACCAAGCAGATGGCTCCTCCCGGCTGAAGACGCTGCCTTGGGCCAGACGTGTACCACTCGTAAACGCGATCAAAGACAGAGGCGTCTCCCATCTGCGCTTCTTGCTCTGAGTGGGGATCATCAATGATAAAGAGATCCGCGCCCTTGCCTGTGACGGCACCGCCGACACCAATGGCGAAGTACTCGCCACCGTGATTGGTGTTCCACCGGCCCGCTGCCTTGGAATCAGCACGGAGGGAAACGCCGGGGAACACCTTTTGAAAATCCTCGGACCCTACGAGGTTGCGAACCTTTCTTCCGAAGCCCACTGAGAGTTCAGCGGTGTGGGCTGTTTGAATGACCTTCTTGTCGGGGTACCTGCCCAAGAACCACGCGGGCAGGATGTACGAAGCAAACTCGGACTTGGTATGCCGAGGGGGCATGTTGATGATCAAACGCTTGAGATCACCATCCACGATCCGCTCGAATGCCTCGGCCATGATCTTGTGATGACTGCCCTGAATAAACGCAGGCCACACAAGCTCAACGAAGTTCAGGTACTCCTCGCGGGCTTTCTTCCTCGACCGGATATCATCCAACCGATCTACGATATCCAGCACCGAGCGGAGTTCATCTCCGGATAGCTGATTTAACTGAGGTAGTATCGAAGAGATACTAGACACAGTTCCCCCCCATGACCCTCGGAACAGGGTGCCCCACCTGCACCACCGCCAACTTAGATATACAATGGGTTGACAGATCCGTCAATGGCGAGGATACGCCAACAGAATTGATACAGAACCCTGAAAGTGATGCCTGCGGGATCTTCGATCCCGTGGTTCTTTCTATGGTTTTAAGAGCATCTCCAGAGACCAAGCGATAACTCCAGAAACAACCACAACGGCTGCTATCGCAGTGGCGATGCGGGTCTTCATCTTCTGGAAGTCCTCACGAAGACGAGACAGATCCTCGACCACAGAGTTCAACAGCATGCGGTGGTTGCGGAGATCATGGCGTATCTCCTTCACCTCTCGCTCTAGGGTTCCCCATTCACGCTCGGTCGGCATAAGTGATTCCCAGTAATCCCGTTAGTCCCAGTAGTCCTGTTGAGCAAGTGGAGCAACTAAATAGCCATATATCTATACTGAAATAATGGCTATTTGGAACAAGTAGGGGGTTATGGATACGTAAGTTCGTTACCTCTAAGCCACTGATATCTATAAGAAATAGTCACGTATAGGGGGGTTTGGGGGGTTAAATGTGGGGCTGATCAGTAACCCCTGTTGATCAGCCAATGATTGACCTCTGGTTAGAATAGCCCTTATCCGGCCAGCTTACCGGCGAGGATACGTCAACCCTGAAGCCACCAATGGTTTAACGATCCCACTCGGCCAAGGAAGCCGATACGCATTAACCCAAATCATTGTTCCGGGCGAAACGCATACTTCTCATTCTCCCCTTATAATGCATTAATGCATTAATGTACGTTTAACTTAAACGTGCGTTTAACTGATAATGTACGTTTACCTTGTACGTTTAACGTACTATGTACATTATCCCGAAGGGATAATGTACTAATGCATTAATGCATTAAGCCTTCCTGAGGAAGCTATACGGAACCCGTAGGGTTCCTTCTAAATAACCCCCCTATGCCCCGGAGGGGCCCCATGAGCACTTTAGGTCTTTGGATGTGCAGTTCACTGTGTAGAGAGCAGCCGGGCCGGCACTCGCTACGCGGGGGGGTGGGGGGTCTTCGCGCGTGAACCAACCTTTTTAATGTCGCCGTCTCCCGGGACTTTCCGGGCCCGCATGCCCACCCGATCACGGGTCGAGGAGATCGTCCGGTACAGGCTCGTCCTCGCACTCTGGATGCATGCTCTCGACCTCGATCGGTGCGGCGTTCACATCGGTTGCGCCGATACCGGGAAGTAGGTGAGCGAGCTTCGCCTCAAGCTCGGCAACCAGTTCACCTTCGCTCGCGTTCTTGCGCTTCTCACTCTCGTTCTCTTCGAAGTTCAATGCACCACTCGCTCGTGCAAGCAATGCGAGCGCTGACACTCTTGCGTTAGCGGGAGAGTCTTCGTTTTCACTCTCCATGCGGAGCCGCTGGAGCACCCATCTGCGTGAGGCAGCGACATTCGCTTGCGTCTCTTTCGCGATAGCCACCCTTCGCTCTTCGATGCTGGGCTCGACATGGGGATTGCGTGCGAGCCTACTCGCTGAAGTGTGGAGCGTGCTCGACTTCGATCCTTCGCTCTCGTACCCCGCCATGCGATACGCCTCCGTTAGGTTCGGTGCATCTCCCGATGCAACCGCTTCCACGAACGCGCGTTGCTTCGGTGTTAGCGCATGCTTGCGTTTAACTGTCTTGCTCGACCCAGTACCCATACCATGCACTGTACCCGATACACCGCTCCGCGGTCGCCGTTGTCGCTCCCTCGCCGGTTGCCCGCCGTTAGGGAGTGGCAAAGAGTGGCGGAAAAGAAGGCTCGCGGAGCACGCGAAGCGCATGCAACGAAGAAGGCCTTGCCGTGAAGGCCGGGGGAACGTGTGCGTGTTCGATGCGCCTTCCGCAT